ACAAATGCCAGATCGAAGGAATCGATAGTATCCAGTATATCCGTTGCAAGGACGAGATCGACCTCTTACTATCTTGGTTACAGTATTGGCAAGATCCTCGCTGGTGTCCGGACGTGGTTACTGGCTGGAATACTCGCCTATTTGATTTTCCTTATCTTATAAATCGTGTAAAGAACATCATTGGTGGAGACGTCTATAAGAAGTTCTCACCATGGGGTGTTGTAGATCAACGTGATATTGTCATTGCTGGTCGTACTAACATTGCCTATGAGATGATGGGCATTCAACAGCTAGACTACTATGATCTATTTCGTAAGTTTGGATATAGCTATGGTCAACAAGAATCATTTCGATTAGATCATATTGCTTTTGTTGTTCTGGGTGAAAAGAAGTTATCATATGAAGAACATGGTAACTTACAAAACTTATACAATGCAGATCATCAACTGTACATTGACTATAACCTCAAAGACGTACAGCTTATCGATAAGCTAGAAGAGAAGATGGGTCTAATTACTCTTGCTATGACTATGGCATACAGAGGTGGTGTAAACTATTCGGAAACATTTGGTACTACATCTATCTGGGACTCTATCATCTATCGATTACTATTCAGAGAGAAAGTTGCTGTTCCTCCTAAAGTAGTAAAACACAAAGAGAAGTATCCAGGAGCTTATGTGAAAGATCCTGCAACAGGTAAGCATGAGTGGGTATGTTCTTTTGACTTAAACTCTCTATATCCTAATATCATTGTACAATATAATATGTCACCAGAGACTATCATTGATGGTAATGTTCCTGGTGTAAATGTTCAGTCTATGCTAAATGATACAAAAGATGTTCCAAAAGAAGACTATGCAGTATCTGCTACAGGCCTTCGTTTCCGTAAAGATAGACAAGGTGTGATTCCTCGTATCATTAAACAATATTATGATGAGCGTAGGGGAATAAAGAATGCTATGTTGGCTGCAGAGCAAGAGTTAGCCGATCTAGGAAAAGAGACTGATTATGCATCTGACCTTGCTCGATGTGCAAGTAATCATGGTCACGCAGCAACAGGATCAGGAACTCCAACGTCTATTAAAGGATATCGTGCAGCTAAGAACAAGCATGAAGCTCGAGTAACTACACTTCATAATGAACAGATGGCTATTAAGATTCTTATGAATAGTTTGTATGGTGCTCTAGGCAATAACTATTTTAGATACTTTGATCGTCGTATGGCAGAAGCCATTACTACTTCTGGTCAGCTATCTATTCTTTGGGCACAGGAAGCTATCAACAAAGAGATGAACACATTATTGAAGACAGATAATGTTGATTACATTATCGCTATTGATACTGACTCATTGTATGTTCGTATGCAACCTCTTGTCGATCAGCTCAAACCAGAGAAACCTGTGGACTTCCTCGATAAGATCTGTAAGACTCACTTTGAGAAGATTCTTGCTACAGCGTATCAGAAGCTAGCTGATAAGATGAATGTCTATGAGAATCGTATGGAGATGGCTCGTGAAGTAATTGCAGATAAGGCTGTGTGGGTTGCTAAGAAGCGTTACTTTATGCAAGTACACGATAATGAAGGTGTTCGTTATACAGATCCTAAACTAAAGGTTATGGGTGTTGAAGCTGTAAAGTCTTCTACTCCTCAGGTTTGTCGTAATCGTTTCAAAGAGATCTTTAGTGTTATCTTGAACGATGGAGAGAAAGCTACACAAGACTTTATCAAGGGATTCAAACGAGAGTTCAAGAGTCTTGATCCAGAAGATGTATCTTTTCCAAGAGGTATATCTGATATAGATAAATGGGAAGACCGTAAAGACATCTACAAGAAGGCTTGTCCTATTCATGTTCGTGGTGCTCTGCTATACAATCATCATCTGAATAAGAATAAGTTGAATGCGTATGAGACTGTTAAGAATGGTGAGAAGATTAAGTTCTGTTATCTGAAGACACCTAATCCTATCAAAGAGAATGTGATTTCTTATTCGTTGAACTTACCTAAAGAGCTTGACCTTCATCGATTTATAGACTATGATAAGATGTATGAGAAATCGTTTGTCGAACCTATCCGCAACATCCTAGATGAGATTGGTTGGGAGGTAGAGCCGACTGCAACGCTAGAGGACTTCTTTGCATAATGTATTCATTGACTGTATTCAAGTCACCTAGATGGTGGGATAAAGAGAATCGTTTTGTATATGATAATAAGACTCATAGACGTATAGATTTTGAGTCTTGGGAGAAGTATATAAACTTCTTACGTAAACTGAGCGAAAGGGAACTAGATGGTAAACAAGATGCTGAGCTTATATCGCCTGCTGTATTTAAACCTGATTCTACTAGAAAGAACGACAATGTTACTGCTTGGGCAAGTTGGGCTGCTGTTGATGTTGACGATAATCAGACTGATGGGAACTTAGAAGATGAGTTACGTAATAGGTTTGGTCAGTGGGATTATGTTTGTTACTCTACTGCTAGCAGTACGGACGATCATCCAAAGTTTAGATTGGTATTCCGTCTTAGTGGGGACATCCCACATGACAGAATCAGACACTTCTGGTATGCGCTCAACTCAGAACTTGATTCAATTGGAGACAAGCAAACTAAAGACTTTGCTCGGATGTATTACATCCCTGCAACATATGCTAATGCTAACAACTTTTTCTTTGTTAATAGTGGTGAGCCTGTTGATATCGACTATGTTCTAGCTCGTTGGCCATATGATGATAAACGTAATGCTAAAGACTTTATGGATAGACTACCTCCTGCGTGGAGAGAACAGATCATTGACTATCGTAAGGCAAAGTTAGATAATACTGACTATGTTTGGTCTGACTATAAAGATTGCCCTTTCTGGCCTCGCAATCTTGCAACAGAATACATGACAATATCATCTACTGGTTGGTACAGACAAATGTATCGTATTATGATTGCTATAGCAGGTAAGGCTATAGATAAGGGATATCCTATTACAGCATCCCAGATAGTAGAGATGTGTAGACAGTTTGATATAGAGACTGGTAAGTGGTATGAGAATAGACCTATGGAAGTAGAAGCTAATAATGCTTTAGAGTATGCATATAAGAATGGAGTGTTACAATGAAAGCAGGAAAGGTATGGGGACTCACTGAGCAAATAGAGATGAATGGTGTTCTTGAGTTTCATAGAATTGAAATGAATAAAGGTGGTGTTTGTTCTAAACATCTACATGAGTTCAAATGGAATGGATTCTATGTTGAATCTGGTCGTATGCTTATTCGCGTGTGGCAAAATGATTATGACTTGGTTGATGAAACTATCTTAGAACCAGGTGATTATACAAAAGTCAAGCCAGGAGTCTATCATCAGTTTGAATGTTTAGAAGACGGAGTAGCATTTGAATTGTATTGGGCAGAGTTCAATCACAATGATATTATGCGAGAAAGTGTTGGTTATGTTGGGAGAGTGCCACCAGCATGATAGTAGGATTTACAGCATCAACATTTGATCTGCTTCACGCAGGTCATATTGCTATGTTAAGAGAAGCAAAAGAACAATGCGATTATCTTATGGTAGCTTTACAAGTTGATCCATCAAAGGATAGAAAGGATAAGAATCCTCCAGTCCAAACATTAGTTGAAAGATGGACTCAACTACAAGGTGTGAAGTATGTTGATGAGATCATACCTTATGAAACAGAAGAGGACTTACAAGACATTCTAAAACTATTCAATATTGATGTTAGAATTATAGGTGAAGAATATAAAGATGGTAAGTTTACTGGCCGTGCAACTTGTGCTGCTCGTGGTATTGAAATATACTTTAATAAAAGAGATCACAGATTCTCATCGAGTGATCTAAGGGAAAGAGTGAAGAACGCATGAACATTTTAATTATTGGTCATGGTTTTGTGGGGCAAGCAGTTGACTACGGATTTGAACATCCTTTTGTAAGTAAAACAATAGTGGATCCAAAGTATGGCAAATTACTTGACGATATTGATATTAATAGTTTTGACTTTATTTTTGTTTGCGTTCCCACCCCTATGGGAGCTCTCGGTAGTGTTGACGATTCTATTCTTAGCAGCGTTATGGAAACGATAGCTCACAAACAACACAAAGCAATTGTAATAATCAAATCAACAATCACACCAGATATTATATCTAAGTACAAACAGGATAATGTAGTATACAATCCTGAATTCCTAACAGAGAAGAATGCAAACGAGCAATTCATTAATCCTCAGTTTCATGTATTTGGAGGAGAACCTGATGCCTGTAGTGATGTGGATAATCTTTTTCGTAATTATAGTAATGTCCATCCTAGCCCTGCTCATATGATGACATTAGAAGAAGCTAGTTTTGTAAAGTATACTATCAATACATTTCTAGCAATGAAAGTAACATTCTTCAATCAACTATATGATGTTGTAAACGATACAGACGCTAACTTTGCTAAGATAGCAAATGTAGTAGGTCAAGATAGTCGTATTGGTTTATCACATACAAGAGTACCTGGCTATGATGCAAAACAAGGATTTGGTGGTGCTTGCTTTCCAA